GCTCCGCTGTCCCCGGCTGTTGCTGCCTTAGATTCTATACAAGTTGTTTCAATCTTTTCCTTGGTATATTTGATTGCTGCATTTACAATTCCAGCAATACTCAACTGCGCACCAATGTGCATCTTTGTTGATGCAATTTTACTATCATCATGTCTGCTTATATCTCCACTCTGCTCTACCTCGCAATACACAGATTTTGATGGTGGATAATATTTAAAACAATCAAGTGGGTATTCACATGCATGCATACCGCATTCACAAGCCACAGCCTCATCTTCCTCGTAATCCTTTCCCACTTCATATTGTTTATCTTTGCAGGTCATATCCTTGTTAAAACCTTTATACGATTTTATTATTTCTTCCATGTTTCCTCCTTTAATCTTGTCATTCCTACGCCTATCAGCCCATACACTAAATCTTTCTTTGATTTCAAGTGTTCGATGTAGCTCTCTTGCCGATACGGTCGGCTGTTCAGCATCGTAATTGATTTTTATAATCTCTTCCATTAAACCTCCTACTCTAAGATATAAGCTTGTCCACTTTAACTTTTAAAACATCCGCAACCGCTTTAAGGCTTTTTACAGTGGGACTTGAATCATTCCATTTGCTAATAGCACCGTTTTTAAGTCCAGCAGTTGTTTCTACTTGTCGAACACTAATACCTTTTTCTTCACATATTGCTTTAATCCTATCGTAAATCAGCAACTTATATCCTCCTTTCTTTTAGAAAAAATTCTACCTTATATATTGACATGATGTAGATTTTATTCTATAATCAAGTTACCAGCAAAATCATAGACAACATCAAAATCTGTATTTTACATTTGGTAGAATTTTTTCTACTCCATATATCTGTATTATACAGACTATATTCTATGTTGTCAATAGTTTTTGTAGACTTTTTTCTACTTTTATCAGGAGGCCACCATGACAACATATGATATAATTTCTGACCTTTGCAAACAACGCGGAATTGCGATTACGGCCTTAGAAAAGGAATTGGGATTTGGAAGGGGGTATATTGGTAAATTTAAGACCAGAGGCACAAGCCCGACAATAAAAAAACTCCAACAAATAGCTGACTATTTTGGAGTGTCGGTCAATGATTTAATGCCCGGAAACGAGAAAGCAGAAGCTGACAGATACTATATCAATCCAGAAACTGCGGCCATAGCACAAGACATTTTCGAGAATAAAGAACTGCGTCTGCTATTCGATGCTGCCAGGGATGCAACGGCAGATGATTTGAAAACTACACATGATATGCTTTTAGCTTTGAAAAGAAAGGAACGAGGCAATGTCGATTGACTACAACGTCCAATTGATTAGCTTTCCATCTGGAAAAGTACATGAAGCCGTAACGCCTAATGAGGATGGAACCGTTACTATATTTTTAGATAAAAATGCAACCAGAGAATCTCAAAGACAGAGGTTCTGGCATGTTATGAGGCACTTAGAGGGAAATGATTTTGAAAAAGATGATGTACAAGATATTGAGTGTGATGCTCATTCTGGAGGAATCTCATGAGTATTAAAGGAACTACAAAAGAATGGTACGTGGGGAAAAATAAGTCAACATTATTTAATTGGTCTGGAAAAAGATTGGATTTTAGATACGATGACCTAAATAAAATTACATATTTTTTTGCCGATAAAACCAGTGTTGGAAATGTTACTTTTATAAAAAAAACGGATGAAAAAATCTTATTTGATTTTAGATACAAATCAAATGATGCTGTACTAAGGGCAATTAATTTAATAGAAGAAAACAACCCAAATGTATTATTTCAAAAAGTTGAATCAGTAAAAAGCGCTGAGCATTCTCAATCAAAATACAAATTATGTAAATTCTGCAAGACGGAAATACCAATAAAGGCTACCATATGCCCGAATTGTAAAAAAAGTCAAAATCAAGGTTGTATAATAGTATTTTTATTTATCATACTTTTTTTAATATTTTTTGCGGTGTTTTCTACATTACTTACAAAGAACAGGGCAACTCCCCCAAAAAATAATGATATTATATATCAAAATACTGTTAATGCATCCTCTGAAACAACCGCTTATGAAGAAGAGACAAATACATTCAATGTAGGAGATTTGTTTGAATCAGAAAAACTTAATATTTCATATTTAGACAGCGGAGACTATTCATCAGATAACATGTTTATCGAACCCGCATCTGGAAACAAATTTATTTTTATTGATTTATCAATACAGAATACCGGAGATACAGATTTATCAGTAGGAAGTACTTCATTTACATGCTATGCTGATGATACCAAATGTTCACAATCGGTTGTTACTGCGGATGACCAAATGGATATTATTGCAACAGTTTCTCCAAAAAAATATTTAAAAGGAAAAATATATTTTGAAGTTCCAAAAGATTCTCAGAATATAGAGGTTGAATTTGAAACCAGTTTTTGGACACAGGAAAAAATATATTTCATAGTCAAATAAAACAAAACCGGCCCCTGCGCCAACAGGAACCGGCCTACATACCCGAAGATATGCACTATAATTCGCACCTATATTGTACCATCTTCGGGGCGGCTTTGCAAGATATTTGCGGAGCTGTATTTTTTATACCTATTTTTAGGAAAATCATTGAAGGAGGAAAGAGAAATGACAAAGAAAGCCCCGAAAAAGAAAAAAGGAGAACTGCCGTCTGGGAATGTCCGAGTGCAAGTGTATCTGTATACAGATGATAAAGGCAAGCGGCATTACAAAAGCTTTGTTGCTCCATCACGCAAGGAAGCAAAGGAAATGGCTACTCGATGGAAATTAGATATGAAAGATAAGCCCATAGAGCAATACAATGAACCGGATGAGGACGAGGACGAAGATATAACAGTGAACCAAGCTATTGAACGTTATTTAAACGTCAAGAAAGGCGTTTTAAGCCCTTCCACGCTTAGAGGGTACACAGGTATGCAAAGACAGTATTTCGGCGGAGCATTTGGGCGTAAACGGCTCTCAGAACTAACGAATCCATCTGTACAGATATGGATAAGTGATTTGGCCTCTAAACAACTCTCTCCAAAGACAGTCCGAAATGCCTATGGCCTGTTATCTGCATCCCTGGAGATGTTTGCACCGGATTTAACTCTAAAAGTTAAACTTCCTCAGAAAAAACGTCCTGAATTATATTGCCCCAATGACAATGATATTAAAAAGCTGCTGGAGGCAATCAAAGGTACTGATTTAGAAATAGCTGTTTTACTAGCAGCCTTTGGACCACTCAGACGCGGAGAGATAAGCGCCCTTACTGATAAAAATGTAGAGGGTCGTATTATCCATGTAAGAGACAATATGGTCAAGGGGCCAGACAATCAATGGTACATCAAACAGCCTAAAACGGATGATAGTACAAGGGATGTAGAAATGCCCGCATTTGTAATTGACCGGATATCTGAAAAAAAAGGAAAGTTGGTTGATATGAACCCGGATTACATCACACACCGATTCGGACGAGTACTCAAAAAGATTGATATACCCCATTTCCGCTTTCACGACCTCCGGCATTATGCTGCATCCATTATGCACGCCATAGGCATACCGGACCAATATATTTTGCAGCGGGGAGGATGGGCCAGCGACAATATCATGAAAGCAGTATACAGAAATGTAATTGACTTGGAAAGCGTCCGGCAGAATAAAAAAATTAATAAGCACTTTGAAAAATTAAACAGCATGTAATAAAATAGCATATTTTTCGTGTTGCATCGTGTTGCATATATAATAAAAAATAGCATATTTTCCACCGTGGTAGGCGTAGGAAGTGCTGTATCAAAACACGAAAAAACCTTGTAAATACGTTGTTTTTCCCGTATCTACAAGGTTTTATGGAAGAGCTGCTGACGGGAATCGGACCCGTAAAATACAACGGTTTTATGCGGTTTCCAGGCTCCGTGTTGCATTTCGTGTTGCATATTTCCGAAGATGGTACATTATATGGAAGCGTCAGAGTTAGGTTCTGGCGCTTTTATATTGAATCAGAATCCTCTATGTACCAGATTCCCTGCGCCCCATTGTCCTGGCTATGCCAGCAGGCCCCTTCCAACGGTCCGTTTGGTGTAGGGTCAAAGTAATACCAATCACCCGAACCGTCAACCGGGTCACATGTTCTGCCATTCCAGCGGTGCCAGCTCGTGCAAACATAACCATCTTTATTAAACAGATACCAATGGTGATTTATGATACACCACTTATTAGCCGGGTAAGTTCCATCCGGTCTGCGGTACCACCAGCCGTTATTATCCTTAATCCAGCCAGTGCGTCCCTCTGTCACCCAGGTTTTCATAAATTCATCCGGGGTGCGATATAGTTTTTTGATTCCAGATGTGCTACTTCCCCAATCAGGCAATTGGAAATGTGGCTTGTCTACAGGAGACTTCCAATTTCCACCCCATTCAAGTCCCAAAGATACACCGATAGCACCTACACGGTTAAAAAATCCACCAATTTCATTATAAGCACCAGTGCCGTCATTACGAAATATATCAAAAGCTGTTCCCCACTGATGATAGGAGCTATAACTACTACCAGGCGCATTAGTTACAATGTTGCCCGGTTTAGTCCTGCCCTGGGCATATAAAGCATCCTGCTCTGCTACAGTCCGCAGTGTCTCTCCTATCTTAATTTTTAATCCCTGTTTATTACATTCATCCACCAACTGACCTGCTAAAAGCTGTAAGCGTGGATGACACAATGTGATATCTCTCATAATCATCCTCCAATTATGCTGTTCTTCTGCTGCTCTGTAATCCATCCAATCGACACAGCCCGGTTAAGTTCGGAAATGGTTAATGGACCTTTACCATTGTTATATAGCCTTTTTAACGTTGTATACATATTACACCTCCAACTGACTTAAAATCATTGCATCCACGGTATCTTGCAAGGTCTGCACTGTATCCCGTATATCCGGTCTGCAAAGTTTAGCTACCATAATGGTATCCTTTACTTCATTGGTTTCATAAGTTGGAGCATCCTCGGTGCCGATATTTACTGTTTCGGAAGATATTACATAGTCCATTTTCTTTTTCATCTCCGCCAACTGAGTAAATCCGGTTTTTACTTCCATCGGCTGACCATCCAAACCAAGTATGTAAATTTTTTCTGTATTTAGAGGACTGAATTCGGATTCTACCGTTTCAAAACTGTCTAGGCCGGGAAGAAACGACAGGGTTAGGTAATCGCCTGATTCTTCCACCCCGTTTGTTATTAAGTCGTATTTTGTGTTGTTTGATAATTTTAATTGGTTCATTTGACTCCTTTCGTGGATATGTTTTTTATATAGCAAACATCAATTTAGCACCTGCTATTGGTGGCACGGTTACTGATATAGGTATTGCCACCACATCCTATACGGCTCAGAAGGACGGATGGATTAATGTAGTTGCCAATTCGGACAGCGTTGACCACTGTTTTGTAGACTTGTCTGTTGACGGATATCGGAGCCGCGCAGCAATTGCTGGCGCAGCCGGGACGGGGCTGGTTAATGGATTGCCACTTAAATCTGGGCAGACTGTTACAATCACCAAAGGCCGCGCAACTATATCTATAATTAAGTTTTACTCTGTCTAAATGATTATTTTATACTGAAGGCATACAAATTAGTAAGGGTTGGAACCTGATTATCATAACCGAAAAATTTTACGGCATCGCCCTTACGCACCGCAAAGCAAACAGGAGCAAACGAATTGGTTGCCGCATCATTATTGACCCAAAATATAGTTATACTATTAACTGATACATAACACCCGTGAGCAGAACTATTAAAACCAATGGAACCACAGACTATACAATTTTCTGTGGCTGTCCAGCTAGTTCCGTTGGCAAACCCATCTTTGATTTTTTTGCTGGTATCTATGTATGGTAAATTGCTATTTGCAGTAGCAATATCATCCGTATTTTTTGTGATTGCTTGCTGCATCGAATAGACCAGCGAAGATGACGGAACTGTGGTTTGTGAATTTGTTTGAACGGTTGAAATTAATGCTTTTAGTGTATCAATTATTTCATTAGCTTTTTCAACAGTTTCTTCCAGTTTATTTTCTGTTTTATTAAGATGTTCAGCATCAATATCCGGTTCAGAATTATTTACATAATTAGTTGGATTATAGTTGTCCATTTTTTCTAAATCATTTATTGCCATGCTCTCCTCCTATATGCTGCATTTTAATTCCCTTAATGTCATATTGACAACTGATGTACTTGCTGTGGTCCGCATAAATAGCGATATATATATAAATCGTGTTCCGGTAATATTGGATACATCAAAACTATTCGTTTTTAAATTGCCCGATGTATTTGGTATCTCTCTTCTCCAATAATCTCCCAGTCCAGTATTATAATCTTTTCCAGAACCGCTGGAAGCTCGCATATATATGTAATCACTAACATATCCAGTAGCCAGAATCATTTCACACCCACCAGATGCGTTGGCGAGGGAATATTTCAATGTTATTCGGTTGATATTATCAAAGTTAAGAGGAACATTAAATACAATTGCCGTTGTTACATAATCTGTGCTAAGAGGGTTTTCGATATGGATGTTATCCCGTCCAAAGGTTACGTCCCCTTTATAGTACGGTCCTCCTTTGCGCCCAAAGGAAGGAAAAGAGCTTATTGATTGTCTAGGAGCAAACACACCATTGTAATATGGCGTATATGGGTCGTCATTTTCATATCCTTCGTAAGTTCCTACGATAGTTGTGTCTCCTACCCTAATGACTACATTCTTTTTTATATTTGATGCAATAAGATTAGGTAAGCTTTCGACAAAAACATCGCCTGACATATATTTACCAGTTGTATCTACTGTTTGTAAATCTGCGCTCGGAACAACGTACTGATTACCTAATGTAGGTATGTTTTGTGTTACTGTACTACCCGATTTATAAAACCCTTCTCCTAAAGATAAAGTTTGATTTAATTGTAGTTCATGCTTTTCAGGTGGTATAATCGGAATTGTTCCAATTTGTTCATCATCACTTCCACGACCTAAAAATATTTTTCCTTCTTTTACGCTCGATGGAAGGGCAGTTAAATCACTTGTATCTGCATTAGCTCCATTTTTTTTAATTATACAATCAGCCATTTTAATCAACCCATCCCTCAAACGTCCCGGTATACGGACCTATTTTTACTCCCTTTTTTATTACATTATTTGAAATACCTACAATACCACCAATAAAAACATTTCCGGTCATATATGTTCCTTTGACTCCAGCTGTTATTCCATTGATGGCAGGGTCAACGTATTGTGCTCCCAATGTTGGAATATCCTGTTTTAATGTTATTGAAACAAAATACCCTTCTGGAATAGAAAACTTCCCGTTAATGGGGAAATCATGTTCTACATTGTAATAAGTAGGCATAGTTCCTTCTTGTGTATTTTCGGTTTCAGCGCCAATAAAAGTCTGTCCATATTTGACATCTTCTGGTTTTGCAGTGAGATAATCATTATTAAACATACCACCATTATAGAGTATACAGCCTGCCATTAATTACCTGCTCCTTTCACAAGAATCTGGAAATCGGATGATGGTTTGGAACCATAACAATATAATGTAACAACTCCATTCCCACTTTCGGCTCTATCAACATATCCAAAAGCCTTTTTTCTCTCTCTGGCTACACTGGCAGTTGGGTTGTCGCCCAAATATGGACCACCAATAATAAGCCCCGTGTCCTTCTTTGCTCCTGGTACCCCAATCGTTTGCGAATACGGGACAGATGTACTCCAATTTGCATAGGGGACCATAATTCTTTTTATACCTTTGATATCTTCGATTTCTGAGTTGTTTTGTAACACAGCCTTATTGGTTTCGTTAATATCATCAGCCGAAAAAATGTCTCCTATTTCCTGATACTCTGTTTTATCTTCAAGCGTTATTAGACCGGTTGATGCATCTGTGACCATTTTATATTTTCGTAATCCGGAAAATTTGTCATTTTTAAAATTTGTTTTCAAATTCATAGCTTAATACCTCTATTTCCTAGGGCTTTGGTTCCCAATTTAAACGACAAATATTGAGGACCCGGATAGGATTTTTCAATCAAATTACCTAAATCATAAATGATTTTTTCGATGGCATTGGCTTGATAAATTGATGTGTATGTTATCTTATCGGGAGTAAGTGGAGTGCTGCTGTCTGTATAGTATGCATTTCTTATTGCAACTATATTTTTTCTCAGACGTTCCATTTCTTTATCCGTTCTATGGTCCTCTGGTTTCCAATTTAGCTTGTTATTTGTTGTATTTCTATATCCGTACTGATTAAGGACATAAGATACCCATTTAACTGCCTGTTCGATACGGTTGAGGTCTTTGTAATCAATGTAAGCTTTGTCGGTTAATTCTATTATATCTGACTGCGTACGGTCAAAAATAAGGAATTCTAAATACTTACTCATGTATTTTTACCTCTGCCTTAATTTCGTTGGGAGAAAAGCTATAATTGTAGCTCTCAATGATACCTGTGCGGTATCCATCGTAATCTGTATCAATCTTGACTTTCTGTCCTAATTTTTTTGTTCCAATAAGAACATCTCCCACCACATTTTCTGCTCGCTGATAATATGCATATACGCGGTCAAGTACTTGCTGCGCATTACCACTATAAACCAATGTTGCGTCTGTTACTTCACGGATATTTTTATTAAATACAATATCTGGATTTTCTTTAAGGATTGATGTGGTGAGATGGTTGTATCTCTTACCAGTCAGTGTTACATTTCCACCAGTTCCAGTTATATAGGCATAGTTATCCCCATGCTGACCAATGATTCCACCAGCTATGTCCAGACTGTGATAAGGCTCGCTAAAAATAATCTCTGCTGTTCCATTTAAAGTATCATTATATAATTCTTGCGCTTCATCAGATTTTTGATAAGTATGTACTGTCAGCCGGATTCCAGTAACAATATCAGAATGCTCTAATGTAACACCGGAAAACACTTCATCCGACAAGAATTCACCACTTAAAGCATTCTCCTGTGGATATATAACAATTCCATCGTAATTGCTTGTATCTGCAATAGCTCCAATAGCAAAGCATATGTATACTAATGCGTTTCTCTTTGTGGTATACGGTATGTATCCATAAAGCGGAATATCTGAAAATGATTCATCCAACAAATAATTAAAATCTTCATTCTCGAATATTTTTTCTAATACTTCAGAAACCGACTGGCCTGTATATATTCCTCCAGCGAACTCATTACCATCCAATACACCCACTGCATCATGCGCGTCCATATGGTAATCTGTTTTGTTTTTTCTTGCGCCGTTTTTTAGATAAAAATTCCCTATCAACTCTCCATTAAAATACAGTGTAAGCTTCTGCTTTTTTTGCAAATCAAATGGTATATTGGATGTTGTTCTGACGGTAAAATTTAAAGTGTTAATACTTATACTTTCTGATATTGCATTGATTTCTTGCAGACAATTTCTTTCCAATAATTCGTTGTCTAAGAAATCCCTGTATATCCCGTAATCTATCCTTGTCACAAATACCGGCCTGATGGGTTTTGATGTCTGTAAAAATGTGATTTCCAGCTTGTTATATCCTCTCACATAATTATTACAAAAATATCGAACTGAATCCGGGCAAAACTCCATATCTGACAATATGATATTATCCGAGTACCACTTAATTCTCATTCTGGTGCAATAATCGCCTGACATCATATTAAAAGTAAAAAGCAACCCTACACTTGTAAATTTCTGATTAAATGTCACTGTTAACATGGGGGATTCAATCAACGTTTCAGTTGTTGATTTCGGGTATAAAAACATTCCTGGATACAAACCAATTTTAGGTTTAAGCCCCTGGCTCTGCTTAACATACCCAAACAATCCCTGCTCATTTGATACTTCCGGGCTTATGTATCCGTAAGGAAGCGGATTATCCGGAAAATTAATATATTTTCCATTTAGCAATGAAAATCTTGGAAAACATAAAGCATATCCAGGATAAGAAATATCATCTCGCTTTAATTCTGGAAATTCCTGCTCTATTATTGTCCCATGCGGATGTAAACCAGGGCCTGGATGAAGCCCTAATCTCGGTCTTAATCCAGGTCTTGTAATGGATGCTGTACTATTTTCTTTGGCATAAGGGGCCAAGTCGTCATAAACAATCTTTAATCCCTCAGTGTTCTGTTCTGCGTCAGATAATATGGATTGCTTTAAAAACACATCACGGCCTCCTCTGCGGCTCCATAGCGGTAAAGGTAATAGATAACCCGGTCCAATGGTTACGCTGCCCTTCTTTTCCGTTCTTGTTGATTTTTATTTCATCATCCCCGCTTGTTATGTATGCTTCAAATTCTTTGGTTTCCTGTCCATAAGGAAATACCATATTGTGAGACTCAACCGGGGCAGAGATAATTTCGTAGAACGTATCATAGTCAGCCGGATTACTTCTTTCCGCATCAATATCAAGCGTATAATTGTAAAATGTACCAATGATATCCCGGTGCATCCGGTAAGACTGCAAACGTCCAGAATTTTCACTATCAGCAACTGAAAAATTCCGTTTTAAGGATTTTACCCATAGACGAAGATTAACTCCGTCTATGGTAAATACTCCGTTTCCATTCTGTGCCATTATGCACTCCCTTCTGTTACCATTCTTACACCTACACGATTCTTTTCGTTATTTCCAAATTTAACTACAAGCTGACCGAATCTTGTACCATCAAGGATTAATTCAGCTTTTGCAATCTGATTTCCACCAGATATATTGCTTTCTGCCAGTGCTTCTTTAAGGGCTTGCTTCATAGTTGATAGTGGGGATACCACTTCCGTTTCACGGTTGTTGTCTCCCAAAATAGCCGCAAACATTCCGGCCCGTGGTGGCACTACTGTACCAGTTGCAAGCATTGGCATTTTGTATGGGACCGCTGCATAAGCAGAAATTGGGTAGGCATTTCTTCCCCCATATCCGGAAGATGCAGCACGTTTACCAGCATTAATAGCAATGGTAGCAGCGGCTATTCCTGCGGCCAATGAAGCTGCTACAACACCGGCTCCTACTCCACCAGCCAATGCGCCCAAAGCCACCGCTAAAATTCCTACTGCCGAAGCCGCTGCAAGTATACTTGCTATGACTTTTTCTGTTGGTGACATGTTATTCCAGTTTTTTGCCAGCACAGCAATCAGCGATATTATACCTGATATAGCAAGGACAAGTGGATTTATATTTGATACAGTTCTTGCTAAAAGTGAAATAACACGTTCTCCGATTGCCATGAATCCTCCAAGGTTACTTATTAATTGTCCTATCCCCAATACAAATTCTGAAAACTTCCATGCTGCAAAAAATGCCAGTACTGCAAGTGTAATATTTTCCACCAATGTCTGGTTTTGACTTATCCAGTCCGAAAATCTAGTAAGCCATTCCACAATTTTTTCTAATGCAGCTATGATAACTCCCCCGGTCCACTCTCCTAATGGCTGTAAAAATTCTTCCCATAACCATATTCCAAAAGGCTTAAGTGCATCAATCACACTATGTATTGCTTTTAATGCTGCCGCAATTAAATCAAATACTGCCGGCAATGCTTGTTCTATTCCCCATTTTGCAATTGGAAGCAATACATTGTTAAGAAACCACAATAGTAAATTTCCAACATCTGATACAATGGGTTTTATAGCAACTAACACCCTGTCAAAACTTTCCAGCAAAGGAGTAAAATCTAAATCCGCAGACCATTCTTTTAAACTTTCTGATGCCTGACGGAAAAATCCTGTTATTTCAAGAATGATATCCCCCAAGTGTCTTAAAATGTTTGTCCCGGTATCGCCAGATACCCATGCCTTATCAAAGTTGGTGACTAAATTTCCGACTGTATCAACCAGATTTGAAAATGTGATTAGTAAATCATCTGTAATTGCTTTCCCATATCCCTCTACGTTCCACACTTGCATGAATGATGCACCTACATCACTTGCAAGTTGCTTGATAGCAGAAAATGTATTTTGCAGTGAACTCATTACCTGCGGGCCATTTTCAAACCACGATTCCTTAAGTGGGTCGAACAGTTTTCCAAGAGTATCCTTTATTGCTTCTGCCTGCAACTTAATGTCATTGGATACTTCTTCAGTGATAAACATATCTTCCGGTTTAAGTTCGTTCTTATCTTCCTTCTTTTTCTTGCCGGTTGTTATCTGTATCAGCTTATCAAATGGTGCTAATGCCTTTTCTGTTTCTTTGGCTGCATCTTTGGTTTCATCGTTCGTCTTGTCCAGGCTATCAGCATAATCTTGCTGTACCTTAACCGCCTTAACAAATGTATCCTTTCCGGTTAATGCTGCCAATAGTTGCGCCGTCCAGGTGACGGCCTGGGATAGTAAATTGATAAACTGAGTCAGGGCCGGAGCTACATACTCAACCAACGGGGAAAAGGCTGTGGCGAAAGAGTTTTTAAGCCGAGTCATACCAGACATCAGTATGGATAATGCCTTATTGGTATCATCCGAATACTGGGCCAGATTATCAATACCTTCTTTTAATCCGCCTGTTACTGCGGAAATGGCGCGGAATACAGTGCTAAATAAGATAGATGTTGCAAGCATTCGGCCCAATCCCATTCGTGCACCGCGGGCGGCTTTCTCAGTACCTTTTAAAGATTTATTGAGCTTACTTCCACTTTTGCTTGCTTTCTTTTGTTCATTATCAACACCGAGCAATTTTTTCTTATAATCCTGCATTGCTTTTTTCGCCCGCTGCAATCCTGCTAATGCTTTGTCGTATGGTGCATCTCCAAGTCCATAACCAGCCTTTTCAGCGTAATACAATGCATCTTTATACCGGTCCACTTCATCTTGCAAATTGCGTACACTCGGTGTAAGATTTTGTATAGATTTTGAAGCAGATGAAAATGTATGTTTCATTATGCTTGGTATATCTTTAAAGGCCTGGGGCAGAAGCTTTATGTAATCCATCGTTCCAGACAGGGTTCTTTTAATATCTTCGCTCCCCGTTTTTGCACCATCAGTATTGATTTTTGTATTTATTAATACTGTTCCATCTGGCTGCAAAAACATCACCTCACTTTAGCAACTCAGAAAAATACTCATACTCCTCTTTTGACTTATCTTTTGTTCCTTCAAGTTCACATAGTTTTTTGTTATTATTCAAAAATTCCTGTTCCCATTTCTCCAGACGTTTTCCTTTTGTTAGCTTCTGACGGATGGAAAGAACCTGCGAAAACAATCCATCTCCAATTTCCATAAACCATCCATAAAAAGTCCACCAATGGATAATTTGACATCCGCGCGTCTCAAATCCTGCAATCCGGTTTACAGCCGGGAAAATGATTCCTGCGTCCTGTTCCCAGTCAATCACACGGGGAGATGGAGTATCTTCATGCGCTACACCACAGTCAATAAACCATAATGCTTTTTCTGCCGCTTCTGCTAAGTCCTGAGGAGGCGGTATAACAGGCCAGTATAAGATTTCAATCATTGCCTGTGTTTTCTCTGGGTCAGATAATTCTTCATCGGCAAACGCTGATAAAATATCCAGTACCGCCCGAAAATCCTCTCGGATTTCATAATTTATTCCATTAACAGAGAGAGAATATGGGAGGGACCATGCCGCACTCATTTTACAGGAAATGGATATTTACCAGGGCCAGTATTATACTGTTGTGTATATTTTCCGGCTTTACTTTCCATTTCCGTGAAATTTTTACCCGTTTCCTGCTCTATAATTTTTTTAACACTCTCAAGTATCACCAGCGCCCAAGGGTCGCCGTTTTCCATAGGGGTAAATGGACTAGCAATTTTGAAGAAGCCAGAAGTGTCTGCGTTAAATAGATAATCAAATTTTTCCTGGAGAGACTTAGCATATTTATTAATTATTTCTAACGACAGTTCTTCCTTCTTCTTATTATCAAGAGTTGTTTTTAATTCCCTCCACATATCCTCAAATGCTTTATACACATTCTGCTGCCGTTCGAATATGTCAAGGTCTGACGGTACAAATTTCAGAGTTGCCAGTATATCTCCATGCTGGTCCGTAAAATCGTAGTATTTAACCGGGCTTTCAATATTTATTGTAATGTTAGGCATGATTAATCTCCTTAGTCGGACAACGAAGCAGGACTTGTTCCATCAGCCGTAAAAGTCATTGTTTTTGGGTCTACAGCGCCAAGAGTCCTGTCGCCTACATAGTGTACTGTATGAGCTGCGGAAACACCTTTCAGGCCGCCTGCAAAATCTCCCAACTCAACAACACCCTCCTGCACCCATGCACGCATCTTTCCCGTGTCGTCGGTTTTGTATCGCTTTACACAGAGATATTTCAATCGCAAATCTGACAGAGTTGCTCTTTCCTCCATGAGCGTATCTATCTTCTGGGCGTATTTACTCTCACCCGATACATTGGTTGGGTCAACTGTCATGCTTTCCGAATAGCCGGTGATATCATAATTATTATTTCCAAGCACATCCTGGCTTTCTTCCGTATCTGGATTCATCGAAATTGGCATATCCTCAACGCCTTTTCCAATAATCTCAAGTTTATCTTTTGTGATATTTGTGGCGTTTCCATCCGTTATCCAAAAGACCATAAAATCTTTTCTTTTTGCCTCTCCATCGGCATAAGTCCATGTTGCCACTGTTTTTCTCCTTTCAAATAAAAATAGAGCCATCACACAAGGCTCTGCGTCTTAGCGTCTGGCTCTACCATCTTTCAAAATCATATTTATATTCTATCGATACTGGAAGTATCCAATCCTGCACACCATTTTCTTGAGGTTCCAGGCCATATGAATTATCACGGGTAATTTTGGTTATCTTTCTTCCCTGGGATAATATAGGATATTCTGATAATCGTTGCTCATTCCCACCAATCACAACCGGCTCACGACACAGCCATTTACCAAACGTATCAAGAAATTCTTGTATGCTTATTTTCTGCCGTTCTTTTGTAGAAGATGTGCGGTATACAATATAAAAGGGATACTGGCAGGTCTGGTGAACTCCTCCAATCACATCCTCTGTTTCAGAAAATATTAAAGCTCCGTTATCTGCCGAAAATGCAATTCCGCAATCTTTTTCTAGTTCTTCAAATTTAACAGCTTCATATTCATATAAACCTGGGAATTGATTAAGCAAGGCCTTGACAGCTGTCGTTAATACATCATAACCGCTTGCATCTTTCCCGATTGGTTTTCGTTCATCATCCACGTTTTCCACCTCCAGCCGTTTTCTTGACTTGCTTTATCCACTCTTTATCATCTGATTTTTTTGCTGCATCAAACCATTTAGCCTGTGCCTTAGGGTGCGCTGTTTTGGTATACTGTAAATCCTCTTTTGCTTTGGTTTTTCCGCTATACTGGCTAACCAGCACTTTCTTTTCGCCTTTTTTTGCCCATGTACTGCCCGTCACTGGGCTAACCATAGTTTTACCCCAATATAAAAAATGACCAGCAGGTCCATAGGCAGCATATACTTTTCCAATTCCTTGTATTGCAGCGCTTGCGGCTCTGGTAACATCCACAAAATTGCCTGTAATCATAGGCATAAAAGTGACCATACTATTCATGACATTTCCGTCAAGCTCATACTGCGCACGCTGGAATTGTTTATCAAACCGTGACAAATTGAACTGTACTTTGATGTCAGCATCAATAATGGAAAAGCCTTTAAAATGTGTCGATTTACTTGTCATACTACTTACCCAATATCTCAAAGTGAGGAATCACAGAGTATGGACCTCCAACAGAGGATACCAAATATACGAAGTCATACTGATTATTCATATAGGCATAAAACCCGCCACGATAATCTTCATCGTTTACCGAACCACTATCCCATACCCCTTCCCAGAAAAAACAATCATCCGATGCATCAAAGGTAATGGTATCGTCCAACAAATCATTTACCTGCCGCCTCCATTTCTTCGGAGGGAGCCACGGCAATTCTTTACCGTCTACATTGCGGATTATCTGTTTACCGTCTTGTAATTCGTAAACTATGTGTAATTCGGCATTATCCGTGCTGTCTGGCCCATACTTTTTTAGTATTGCGCCTTTGTCAGTATTAAGGTCAACGCCAGATAATACATGGGGATACCAAATACCAACACCTGTTGTGGATGATTCGTAGTAATTAAAAACTGTCACTGTGGCATTGTACATATTCACCACCTGTTATCGTTTCTTTTTTCTTTGTTCAACTTTTGATGCTTCATCCAATATTCTAGATGAGTCAAATATGTGACGTTTTTCAATAATTTGAGAAGCATTAGATACTTTTAATAATACTTCTTTTAGCTGTTTACCTATTTCTTGCAAAGATTCAATTTCATTTTGATATTTTTTTTGAGCGCTGGGATACTTCTTTATCCTTTCATTAGCTAAATCAATATTTCTATTGATAGTATCAATAGCATTATTTCTGATTTGTTCGGCCCATTTAACTTGCTTTTCTGAACCCTTTAAAGTTGGCAATCCTTTGAAAGAAATTTTCTGGTTTTTAGCAGATAATCCACTCGCCCCACCTCTACCACCCATTGCACAACACCTCATTAAACTTTTCTGTAAACGCTCGTACCCTCACGATATTCCCCATGCACTCATCTGGCACATAACCATAAAAGATAATCGTGTCCGGGCAAATGCGCCGTACCATTTCCTTGTAGCCTATCAGAAACAACTCTTTCTTTTCTTTGCTGTTCATCGCGCCTAAAGACGATACCGCCACAACACCACCCTGTGGCTCTCCGTCAAAGCACCATTCAAAGCTGTCGGGCGTACTCCATGAAATCGTGGGAATAACTTGTATCCCTGCCTCTTGCAGATATGCGCCTACCCAATGTTTTCTATAATGATTGTATATCTGGATAGCTTTTGGAAAGTCTGTGTAGGTGGAAAAGTCTGGAGACATTACATAACGGAATTTTTGTAACATGGGTATGTATCGGTCAACATCCGTCCATAACCTATTGAATTGGTAATCATCAAGGAAGAAATGTACACCTTTCTTTTCAGGCTCTTTACAAGTCTTGGCATAGTTGAAACCAATCCAGTCACATCCTCCTTCGTAGGTTACTGGCTCTATCTGCGGTATGCCGTATTCTCCCACGCCGTCAAATATCTGTCGCTCCAGATTTTCATAATTTCTGCGGTTTCGGTAGTTATTCATTTATTGGCCTGCTTATACATCTGATTAACCCCCGTAGCCGCCAGACCAGACACAGCGCCGACCGCCACAGCCGTGATATAGTCTGATGCCGGGAAGTCTGGTATAGTACTCATACCAAGCGCGCCGAGAACACCGCCTACAACAGCCATAATGACCGGAATCCATTCGTCCGGTATCTTCTTTGCCGCTTTGCACCCAAGACCAACCACATAGCTCAGAGCCACAATAGCCACACATGTTCCTAATGTCGTTATGTCCATATTCACCCCATTCCGGCGTACAGCAATGGAACGCCATTATTATCTCTTACTCCCATCAGATACACCTTTGCAGTATCATACAGGAGCTTATTGGTTGCCTGTTCATCCCCTGCCGAAGAGTATACAGTACTCCAGGCTTTAGCTCCGTTAGCTATTTCAGAAGGGGATGCATAGCTGATTGATTCGGAACCGGATGACTTTGACGTGATAACGCCTGTGGTTGCGCCTACGGTGCCGCTGGTTACGCTTCCAGCAGCGGCAGATAGCGCCTGTTTTTCTGCCAGTTCCAAACCATACAGTTTATCAGCTAAGGCACATACGGCTTTCTTGATTTTGGTCTGCGCTCGTTCATTTTCTGGGAGGCCGTCAACCCATCGTTCAAATGTCATCCTGTCAAGAAAGTCGCTTGCCCGTTCTGCCTGTTTATCAAATGATTGGGAATCAGGTATGGCACTGCCGTAGTATTTTGTTGTGTAAAATTCATAGTCTGCATATGCCATATTGATTCCTCACTCACTCTGCCGCTTGCCTTTTTCTTTTAATGCTACACAGCTTAGTACATTTTGCCATGACTTCCGCGAGGGTATATTCCCCCATGGAATCCGTCATGGATGACTGTTCCTTGCTGTATGTCACCTTACCATCCTTGATGTCGACCGGGTACAGCCTCCCGTTTGATACCATGTAAGGCAGCCCGTCAATGATTGTAAACCTCATACTGTACACCTTATCCGTTGGAAATAATCTGACCGATACGGATGTTCTTTGCCTTGTATGCAAGCTCCCAGTTAGCCTTGTTTCCAAGTTCTGTCTTGGTCGGGGATTCCCCGGAAATGCTTGCAACCTTGAGATTGAAGCCGTTCGGATGCAGTACACGGCCTTCCTTGGTATACAGTTTCTCGATACCTGCCTTTGTCTCCGCATCATAGTCTGTGTAATACGGCTCCTTGTAATTGGTCTTCTCTGCCGTCAGGATGGCACCCTGTCCCACGATTGTGGTGATGTACTTCGGGACATCACCGGATGCATCCACCGTGAACCGGTCAGACACTACCGGGATGAGGCCGTTGATTGTCGGGAGGTTGACCTCCGATGTCATGGCATTCTGGATGGTATACTTGTTATAGTTCACAAGCCCCATTGCCTGGTATCTCGCAAATATGAGTGAGTTCATGATTGCGATTCCGAAACCGTTAGCCATGTCCCCAAGGGCCTTCTGCTGCGCATAAATCATGGTCGTTTCGTCAATCCTGTTGGCATCCTGTACGCTGCTCCCATCCGAAAGGGCGATGTTGTATACATGGTCTTTCATCGAATCCAGCCCCATGACCGCATTCACGATGTTCATGAGTTCGGCCTCCCATACCTGCCGGTAATAGTCGGACACGCTGTTTGCGATATGCTGCATCGGGTCCGCCCCGGTAAGCTCCTTCGTGAAGTCCTGCGCCTTCCATGCCATCATCCTCTGAATCAGCATGGCGGTCTGCTTTCCACCGCTAATCTCCTTCGGCGTGTTGTTCGTGTTACCATCATTGTTGTACGGCTCATAGTCTGCAATGTCCATTGCCTTATAGAATGGCAGTGTAGCAACATTACCCTCGGAACCGATGAGGTTCATGATGGTGCTGTCCTGCTGGAGTATGCCGGATGCAATGATTGCATTGCTCCATGTAGGCTGCTCAGACATATAATCAGCAAATACTTCCGGGTCAAATGCAAACCCTCCAAATGTACCTGTTCTTGGCATGATTCATTATCCTTTCATACTGTTATAGAGTTCCGGGTTGCTGTTCTTGAGCGCAATCCTCTCGTCAAGACTCATTCCCTTCCAATCCGCTTTTGTTAATGCTCCTGCGCTTCCGCTTTTGCCGGCCGGGGCCGTGAACCTCGCCATGTTCTGTCGTGCCTGTTGCTGTGCATCATCAACAAACGCCGAAGCATCTTTTTCTTTCATTTGAGATAAAAGGTCATTCAGCCCCAGGATTTTACCATCTTTTAGCTTTAAATCGGCCTCTTTTACTTCTGCCATAATTGCACGTTTAGCTGCCTCGCTGGAAAATTTAATGCCTTCAAATTCTGTTTTAAGCGCATCCGCGAAATCACGTTCATAAAGCTGTGCCTGGGCGTTTTTTTCGGCTTCTTTAGCTTTCTGTTTCCAGTCAGACAATTCCTTCTGCATTGTCTCCAGGTCAACCCCTTCAAAGCCTTTCAGCGTTGTTTCTGCTGCTTCTGCTTTTTCTTTCCAGGTATCCCGTTCGGATGTCAGATTGTCATTTTCTTTCTGCAACTTTTTAAGGTCTTTTCCATTTTCAGCCATGACAAAAGATATCTGTTCCTCTGTTAATCCCTGTGCTTTTAATTCTTCAGTTTTCATTGATGATTCTCCTTTTCCGTTATTAGGTTATTTGTAGGTGTGTAACCGTCCACCAACGGTTTGCCATTTTGTAGGACTTGGCGTGTCCCGAAACGCACATGCCGGAAATTGCATCCGCTTTTCAACCTCCAGGCCGTTTACGCTAATCGCTAAACCTGTTTCTTTTAAGGACATGTGCCATAGGAGGGAAATCAATATAAAGAAAGAGCCAAACAAATTATAAGGCTATATAGCAATGGTAAAGCACCATTAACTATTGCAATGTGTTTGGCTCTGCGGCTGGCGACTGGCTCTAATTAATTTGCATTCTTTTTATTTCATTTCCATATATATCCATTACAGTTATATTTCTGCACTTTGGACAAAACACAGGCAAATTCTTGGCTTCGGTATCTTTTCTTATTTTTGTTCTTGTCTTATTATTACATATAGGGCAGTATACCCAATTATCCTTGACCATGTTTTCACCTTTTCTGTTTATTCTTATTCCCATTTTACCGTATTAGCAAAAAAAAATCGTCCCCACATTTTAATATCCCCTCTTGACTTTCCACGCATTGCGTGGTATGATTTATACATAAGATAAAGAACGAAGGAATAAAGGAGGACGTTATGAACAAAATTAAAGAATACCGCATAAAAGCACGTATGACACAATCTGATTTATCTGCTTATCTGGAAATACCGACTAGGACTATTGAGGACTGGGAAACCGAGAAACGGAATCCATCTCCTTGGGCGGAAGAATTAATTATTAGGCAGTTGGAGGAGCTTATCCATCCGTGCCTCATGAAACGATTTCTGGATAAGTGTTCCCATATCGCCTATGATAGACTTCTTGGAGAAACTGAAAATATATTTACTGATTCAAGGGATTTTTCCCATGATGAATATTATAAAATCGTACATGAAGAAATGAAAAAGATGGGAGTCGAGGATAGCGATTACGATTACTGCCCAAAAAGCATCGACCATAAATATTTAGAGAATGTACAAGCTGGGCGGGAAATACATGAAACCATATTATAGGAGGGAAAAATAATGAATAAAAATACCGAACTTAGAAGGGAAGCTTTAAAAATCATCGAGGGTAGAAAAGAAAAAGATATACATGACGCTGATTTGCTTGATAGCAACTGCCGGTACACTACCGTTTTGGTTGATGGAGTAAATTACAGGATTTACATGGTTGGTAATGATGAATGTTTTGATTTAGATGAGTTTTATCAATACGGCATTACTGATGATAACCATTTATTAAAATTTTATTTTGATTTACCGGAAGGTTTAGACGATTTAGGAAATGTGGATTATGACCACGCATATCGTGTGGTTGATGTCACAAAAGAATGGGAATATACTGATTTAGGAGATTTTTTAGGTGATTTAGAGTAAATTGGAGAAAATATTATGAAAAAAAATATCGCTAACTCATAATGAGAAAGCGATATTTTTTGATTTGTAACTAATAACAAATAAGCTAATATTTCAATCCACACCGCTCAATTTGGGGAACAGTGACCAGTATCAGCCCCATACACCGATACTTTATGGGATAATAATATATCTTTTGTCCTTATTTGTCAAGATAATATTCGGTTTTTATACAATTTCTGCCAGCTTTTTAATTTGCCGTTGGATTTCTTTGCGCTCGTCCACGAAATCAGAATCTATCACCATAGAGGACAGCATATCGTAGACCTCTACCATCAATCGCCCGACGGCCTCCATCAGTTTATCTTTATGCGCTTGGTCTCCGTTGGTCTGGTAAACCTGCTTTGCAGACAAATAGGCGTCATAGAGCTTATCTACATTGTGGTCATATCTCCCGTTGGAATATTTTTTGATAACGCTCTCAGCGGCCTCTGCCATGACCGGGGCTACAGGCCACGTTTCGTCACGCATACATTCCAGATTATGGATTGTGGTCGTCAGTTTGAAAATGGCGTCAAGGTTACTGGCCGTAAGCTTTTCCTTTGCGTTCTTCATTTCAATGTCAAGCTGTTTCCGCATGACTTCAATCATCTTTTCCATGTTCTCCCTCCTTCGCCATATTCTTATATTTGTCGTGGATTTCTTTTTGGCTTTCTACAATGTAAATCATATCGTAGCCTGTTGAAATCAGGTCAAGGATAATGCGCTCAACCTTTTTCAGCTCTTTATCCACATCTTTCACTAGACAATCCACAAAGATAGCGTCCGCCTCATGCCCGGTTTCCCGCAGTTTGACCGCATATCTTTCATAGACGGTCTTTGTTTCTGCCTCCCAAGCATGATAAGCATTGAAGCCGTCCTCAACTGCTTTCTGTTTTGTGGCGCGTCCTACACTGATACGGTTAGCAGTCAGCCACGCCGCCGGAATCATTTTTACTTCGCCAGAAAAGCTATCAAACAGTAGCTTTCCGTGATGATTAATATAGTACCGGCTCACGCGAAGGTTTTCTTTGCTTTCACAGAGATATTGATACTCATGCATGCGTTTGTATCCACGCAGACCCAGAAAGTCAAAATAATCTGACATTTGACGGTGGAACATCAACGCAGCAATCTGCCGGAAATTGATTTCGTTATAAATTTCTTCTACCGTCTGAGCCTCCACATTGCTTTTAAAATTAATCATCCGAAAGACCTCCTTTCGGTGATTATGCCAGCCGCTTAATGATGATATTTGCATCCTTAACCAACGCGGCAACGGCAGGGGAAACGTTTCCGACAGTAATCGTTTTAGATGCGCCGCAAGGAACACGGATTAACGTACTTACAGAAACACTCTGGAATGTATTTGCAGTAACAACAGTATAATCCATTTCGGTACCTCCAATCGCTTCTCCGTTAGAGCGTATTGCAAGCGCGGTAGCTCCTGCCGCCGCTGCTGAAACATTGGCGTTAAATTCTACTTCATAAATACCCGGCTTTGCAAGCACGAACTGGCCACTTCTAGCATCATGCTGAATAGCTCCACCGCATCCACAAGCGTTTGTTCTTACTCTGTCCGTTGCGAACAATACGTTTGCATTAACTGCTACGGTCTGCTGACCAATCCCTATTGAATTTATCATAATTTTCTCCTTTCACATTCGGAGAGGGATAGACTTACCACGTCTACCCCTCTCCGATATCGCAAGACTACTGTGTAGATATGGATTCTTCCAACATGCGTATGATTTTCTTTTGATTTTCAATGATTTCCTTGAAATACTTTTCATCTTGAATTTGTAGTTCCGCCATGATATCTGCATTACTGGCCTGCGATAAATCAGACTGATAATTCATTACTTGGAGAAATATTCCAAACAGATTAAGCATATCAAGGGTGGACAAATTTCTATCCATTAACATCCGCAAGAATTACCGCATCCGCCATAGTTATAAGCGAAATATGGGCTGCACGTTAAGTACGCCGGTTTTGGTGTCGGTTGCAATGTGCTGATAATGTTTGCGCTCTGTGCCTGCTGGCTAAGCTGGAAGTTTGCAGTAGACAAATCTCTGTCACGCTCAGCTAAACGGTCTCTTAAATCCTGAATGGTATTTGCCTGAATTAAACCGCGGGTAGCCTCTCCCTCCGCATGGATAGCAGTTTTCAAATCACAGCAGCAATTTGAAAGCTGCGCCTGTAAGGTCTGCGCCTGAAGCGCTGCATCATACCGGCTCTGTAAAATCTCTTTCTGAGTTTCGCAGCAACAAAGTTGATTTGTATACCGATTCTCTAAAACATCACGCTGAGTCTGGCAAGCGGTGTTAGATACATTTTGATTAGTATTGAAGATATCGCGCTTAATGAACTCCTCTGATACAAGCGGGCTTTCTGCGCCGTAATTACCGCCCCAGTTGCCACGGAACAGAAATGCAAGCAGAATAATCCAAATCCAAGCACCATTGCCAAATCCGTCATAACCATCATTTTTGGTCACTGCCGCAACATCAGCAGCGGACAGTCCCATTGTTCCTTCTGTCATGTTGGTTTTCTCCTTATCATTTATTTATCAAAACCGCCGGCCGGACAGTCTTAATATCATTTCATCATGCCAAGTATCTGCTGGGGATTTATCCCGTTTGCCTGGCACTGCTCCATAAATACCTGTTGGGGATTCTTCCCCTGGCACATATCCATAGCTTTTTTAATCGCTGGGTCTGACTGCACCATGTTCTGTATCATGGCCGCCGGATTGCCCGAATTTTTCAGCATACCCATCATTTGCGCCAGCCCGCCCATTGCGTTCATCGGGCCGCCTCCACCCAATATTCCCATTAACGGATTACTCATTAGTGGTTTCTCCTTTCTGTGTTGGCTCGCCTAATTTCGCCAGCAGGGCATTAAATTCATCACGGGTGACATACTTACCATCCATATTCACAGGAGCCGCCTGCGGGGCTGTGAGTGCGTCTGGGGTCACTTCCTCGAACCGAAACGCCTTTAATGTCGCCGTCCCCATACCATCTACAGACTTTACATAAAAAAGCGGCGCATTATTATCCATCATCCACGCTGTTCCACCAGGCTGAACAATTTGATTTCTGGCCCCCTCAATGTCCGCTACTTGAATCCAGTTTACATTTGGCTGTGCCGGGGCTTGCGGCATCGGTTGAAACTGCTGTTGCATACTCTGTAACTGCTGAATCCGGTTCTGAATGTCCGTCGGATTGCTCAACCCTGCCGGGAGCATACCGGGAGTATATGGCATATATCCGTTCATGGAAACCTCCTATGACTAAATTCTAAGACTAATTGTGTCTTTATATAGTTAAATTATGGCATAAAAAATAAGCCTCTGACAGGTCATCAAAGACTTATAAAAGTATCACGCAAGTATCAGCATACACGTATTATTTTGTTGTTTACTTTTCTGCTCAATCGCTTTGCTGTAGAGACACTGACATTCATTAATTCAGCGCAATGTTCCAAAGGATAGTTCTTGGCCCGGTACTCAAACAATGACCGTTCTTCATCTGTGAAGTTACAATATATACGAAAATAATTTAGTTCTGGCACTGTGAAATCGTATACTTTCAAGAAAATTCTCCTTACTGCGTCTGCGCAAGGTATGAAATGAGCTTGTCTCTCGTTTTTTTTAACTGCTCCACGTTATTTCCGGAAATCTGGCTGTTGAGCATAGTAACCAGCGTTTCCATTATAAGGCTGTCCCGCTCCTTAATCTCCTTCATAGCCTCATAATCTCGCCTGTCATGCCGTTCTAGCGTTTCCACCCGGTCATTTAGCTTTATTGCTGGAGATATCCAATTATGTATGACTGCCGCCGCACCACCGATAATGGAAATACCACCACAGATAGCCAGGATTGTCTGTATTATTTCCATTGCGCCCATTAAAATTTACTCTCCTTTCGCATTCTGATACCGCCGCGCTGCTCCCCTGGCCCTCGCGGCTTGTTCCCGGTTCCATCTTGCAATCTGTAACCGTTCCTGCTGGGTGCGCAAGTTGTTCATTTTACAAAATTCGTTGTATGCCTTATTCTGCCGCTGTAGCAGATAAGATTTCCTGTCAAGCGTTTGTTGTAACTCAAGCCTTGACACATCGTCCTGGCATTTCTTCACAGCCTCTTGTAGCCCCATGACTTCCCGCTTAGTCTTGCGGACACGACGTTCAAGTGAACGTTGTCGCTGCTCTACTTCATACACTTTCCGGTTTTCTTCTGTATCTATTGTGTCATATGGATTATTCTCTCCATCCCCCGGTCCAAAACTATGCCTGCAATTTACTCCACATAGTCCGGTAATATCTCCGTACCCTGTATAATAGTAGAAATCCGGAAATCTATGTCCATATTGTGGGAGACTATAGAATTTTCCTTGCCAGAGTTCATGATTCTCTGGTATTCCTCCAATATTTCTTGCTCCTACATGTGCAGACACAAGCACGACTTCCCATTTCATTTCTTCCATGCGCTTCAATGTTATCTGTGCTGTTGCCTGTGATATACCTGTCCGCACAGCCCGCGCCGTAGCTGTTTCTATCGTGTCATTTCTTATGTCTCCAGTATTTTTACTTCTATATTGAATAAGAGTAATACCCCCACTGGCCACATTTTCTACGGCCGCTTTAACTGCTTGTGTGTAAGATGTTGCTCCACTCATAACTTTGTTATAGGCCATATCGCATTCGCTAATAAATAATCTTTGAGCAGATTGCGCCGTTGTCCTAGTGTAGTTTTTCCATTCCCCCAGCGTTGCCCGATAATTCCGCTCCATCAGCCGGATAAGCGCCGGGGATTGTGTCAGCGGCATAGGGGACAAGCCGGCGGCCTCGTATATCTTATGGTCATATTCCAGTGCTTTTATCCCGGCATCCTCCATAGCCGCTTTAATCTCTTTTTCCTGCCGCTTGGTATACTTGGATAACTCTGCTGTTATATCCTCCAGCAGATACCCTGCTTCCTGCAATACCTGTATGCGCCATCGGTCAGAGGATGTGAGTAGGTAATCATCGCCGCGGCCTATGCGTATCATAATGCGGTCTATTATTTGACGGATAATGTATGTATGGAGCTGAGAGGCTATTTCTTCGGAACCATCAGCTATATGTTGGAGATAATTAGGACTTAACATTCTGTATTCCTTCTATTAGTTTTTTTAATTTCAGCATCACAACATTTATATCTTGTACATACTCAACCGTCACGTCCGGCTCCGGCCCCTCCGCAGTCACTGTGGTGGTTGTCCGTCCTTTGTAGGTGGTCAACTCCGCAAGTGCTGCTATGGTGTCTGCCCCCAAGTCTGTCTCTACCGGGGTATCCAGGTAAGTGACTACCTTAAGTGGATGGGCAGCAAGGTGGGCTTTCCAGGCAGAGAGGCCCTTGTCGGCTACTGTAGCATCGTAAAATGGACAGTAAAAATAATATAGATTTTGATTATTACTCCCTAAAACAATCCGCTCAACTTCTTCATTTCCTCCGACTAGTGCTTGATTACATATTCCATTCCGATTATTCATTGATATCGGAAGGACATTAATTGCCGAAAATCCTGTGCGGCTACCACTAGTGTAGACGCCCCAACAATCCTCGCTTCCGTCAAATGTCAGTTCCATACACCGGTCAATCCGATTGGTCATGGTTATTTCGTCCCTGTAATCCCCGATACCTCGTAACGGCTTCGTGAGGGTGATAACTGCGGTCTGCGGAGGCTGGTAGGGTTCCCAGGGGAGGGGTGTAGTGCCAATGTTAACCATAACATCTGAATACACAACAGTATTTTTGGAATCTAAATTTGCGTTTTTGAGATTAACAAATAATTTAAATATCGCTTTCGTTATGTTATCTGGAATTGAAAATGTTTTACTGCCCGAAGACTTATGATGCAAATAATTTTTTGTGCCATCCGGAAATTCGATATATAGTTGAAATTCCACAGGTACTTCTGAATTTTTATTACTTATGTTGCACGACACTGTGACGTTTTTTCCAGCAATCAATTGTGCTGGTGTGTCTGATTCCGCACAAGCATAATTTTTATCACCAGTTATCGTAACTTGTCTCCTATCAGCAGAAAGTACAAAAGTCGTATTTCTGTAAGCCATTAACGTGGTGTCGTCGAACAGATTAGCCCCCGTCACTGTCACCGCCGTGACATCCGTACTCACAATCTCCTGTGGATATTCCGGGCTGGGGTCTGCTCCCTGCTCACTCTTACCGGCTATCTCCAGGCCGGGTATCGGCGCCTCCCATGCGTCGTCCACCGTGACATGCGTGGTGTCAGATGCCGAGCCGATAAGGGCATTGGAATATTTAAGGTCCGTCTCACGCTTGTTGTAGCCTACGAAAGCAGCCTTCTGGGACTCCACGTAAGCCTTATTATCTGCCAACGCCTGTGCCGAAGCGGTGGCGGACTGAGCAGACGCCGTGGCAGAACCGGCGGCGGCTGTCTTACTGGCTTGGGCATCATTGACATAGCCCTGGGCAGTGGATACCTTACTATCCATTTGCTCAACAAAATTTTCAAACCAATTCTGGTCTGGCTGTGTAATACCAGACCCTGGAATTAACCCCGGATGTATTGTATATATCTTTTCTTTTGTTTTTAATATATACGCTTTGGTATTCGGAGCTGTACCATTCACCCATACGCCAATCTTAATGTCTCCTGACTGTTGCGTTGCTTTTTCTGGTATAACCCAACCAAATCTGATAGTACTATCGTTATACATTACATTCACTGGACTATCTTCGCTGCCGCTTCCATCTTTTAATTCATAGTGTATCCATATAGACATTCCAATCAAATCAATGCCATCATAGTATCTATCCATCATAAAAGATATATACTGGCTGTATGCTTCTCCCTGCACTGATATCTGCGCAGTAATGTCACCAATTGTACGTTCTTCGATGTAGGTATAATCTTCATCGTGATATTTTGGATAATCCATGTATTTATCACTTTTTACCCATTCTTCTGTTGTGCCTGATGCAAATACGGAAAACGCATCATCCAAATTATTAGCATACATGTATTTTCACCTCTGGTCTATTACTGCGAAATCCGTTACAATCCTTACATCCTTCTTTTCCCCAACTATCCTTACGGAGAATCTTTTTAACCGTGCCACATCATCCGGGACGCGACATCGATTACCAAATATAGGAACATAGTACTTCTGTTCAAACACAGCTACCTTGTTATATCCAAC